GGCGCTTGAAGCCTAACCCCTGAAAGGAAACATCATGACCCCCGTATGGACAATCTCCCAACTCGACCGCCGTACCTCTGACGGATTTGTAACGACTGCACACTGGCAATGCTCCGGTGTTGATGGTGAGCACTCCGCAAGCGTATACGCCACTTGCTCGTGGTCTGAAGGCCAGCCTGCTGTGCCTTATGCCTCTTTGACTGAAGCTGCTGTGCTTAATTGGGTGTGGGAGTCTGTGGACAAGGCCGCTACCGAGGCTGCTGTGGCTGCTCAGATTGATGCCCAGAAGAATCCGGTTCAGGCTTCTGGTACTCCGTGGTAACTTTGGAGGCTTCATGGCCCAGATTTCAGAAACCGAGGCGCGGTTAATGACGCATGAAGAGGTCTGCGCGATTCGCTACGACCAGATCAATGCTCGGCTCAAACGCATCGAAGCAATACTTATCAAGTCTGCTGGCCTGATGATTGTCTCGATGACGGGGGTGATCTTCTCTGTCTTGTGGATTAAATGAAAGAGTGGCTGCTGTCGTTTGTCGCGGCAGTAACCCTGGTTCTTTTCGTTCTTTTTGCAGTCCGCATCTTGATGTGGGCGTTTCTGTGAGGCAGTATGTTGGCAGAACTCGCAGCGGCGAATGCAGCGTTTGCTGTCATCAAGGCCGCACTCAAAAACGGAAAAGAACTGATAGATGTCGGTGGGAAAGTCTCCGAGTATTTCGATCTAAAAGACAAACTCCAGCATGGGGCCAATGAGAAGGCCGGTGGCAGACCCCTTCATGGCAGGACAGACATTGAAGAATTCATGGCCCTGGAAAAACTCAGGGACCAGGAGCTTCAGTTAAAAGAAGAGATGATCTACGCAGGCCGCCCTGGAATGTGGGAGGATTGGCAAAAGTTCCAGGCCATGATGGCCCGCAAGAAGCGCGAGGAACGTGAAGCTGCCGAACGCGCCCACAGGGCCATGATGGCAAAGCGCCAGCAGGCGCTGGAGATATTCCTGGCGGCGCTCTTTGCCACTGCAGCCTTCATCGGTGTGGTCATTGGGATTGCACTTATATGAGTGACAAAATCATCGATAAGGTGCTTTCCTATGTGGACAGTCCTTTCAAGCTGTTTGCGCTCATTGTGATGGCCGTGCTGGCGTTCGTTGGATATATCTTTTGGTCCAACCAGGAATTCATGCGCGACGCCTACAAGGAGTCCAAGAAGCTGCCAGAGATTAACGACAGGGCAGACGATGTGGCCGCCATGCTGTTCAAAAAGACAGGCGCATCGGTGGTGGCGGTGTTCAAGGTCAACCCGCTATTTAACTCCAGGGTGCTATACCGGGCCTACACCAAAGACGGGCGAGACAAGTCCATCGAGGGGATTGATGTGGGCCTGTTTAGCAGCAATGCAAACAACAACGCCGATGTGGTGAAATTGATGTCCAATGAGATGCCCTGCGCAGAGTACCGCTATGCACAATCGGAGGTGGGGCTATGGTACATCGAGAAGGGTGTGGGGTTTACCTGCCGGGTGAGTATCCCGCCAGATAACCACAGGTTTGTGGGACAGATCACCGTGGGCTGGACCGAGCAGCCCGAGCATCTGCCGCAGACCAAGTTCATGCTGGAGATCGCCAGCGCCATGATGACCAAGAGGGGACACTGATGATTCCATTGACAGCACTGCTCGATGTCGGCGGCAAACTGATCGACAAACTTATCCCAGACCCGGAGGCCAAGGCCAAGGCGCAATTGGAGCTGGCGAAGCTGGCCCAAGACGGCGAACTGGCGCGGATGGCAAATGAGACTGAACTGTACAAAACGGAGCAGGGCAACCTGACCGACCGCCACAAGGCCGACATGGCGTCTGACTCCTGGCTGTCCAAGAACATCAGACCGCTAACCCTCATCTTTATTCTGGGCGCATATTTCACATTTGCCATGATGAGCGCATTTGAGTTTGAGACTCGCGGCGCGTATGTCGAACTGCTCGGCCAGTGGGGGATGCTCATCATGTCTTTTTATTTTGGTGGGCGCACATTGGAGAAAATCATTGACATGAAGGCCAAGAAATGAAAGACAATTTTGACGAAGCACTCAAGGCAGTCCTGCACCACGAAGGCGGGTACGTCAACCATCCGTCCGACCCTGGCGGCATGACCAACCTGGGCTGCACCAAGCGCGTCTGGGAAGAGTGGTGCGGCCATGAGGTCGATGAAAAGGCCATGCGTGCCCTCACGCCTGCCGATGTGGCCCCGCTGTACAAATCAAAGTATTGGGACAAGATCAAGGGCGACGATCTGCCAGCTGGCGTGGACTATGTGGTCTTTGATGCCGCGATTAACTCCGGGCCAGGCCGTGCCGCCAAATGGCTGCAGTCATGCGTGGGCGTCGAGCCTGACGGCGGCATTGGCCCCAAGACCCTGGCCGCTGTGGCCGCATTCGATGCCAAGACCCTGGTTGACGACTATGCCAAGCGCAGACTGTCCTTCCTGATGGACCTGCCCACCTGGCCGACCTTTGGCAAAGGGTGGGGCCGCAGGGTTGAGGAGGTGCGCAAGGCAGGGCTGGAGATGGTGTAAGGCGGGATAATTGAGCCATGGCAAACGTCAAGCAGCAACTGGAAGTCCCCTCGATCCCGAGCCTGGGTTTTGCCCCGGAGGCTTACGAGCGCCGCCACTTCAGCGAAAACTACGGTGCGCTTAACGTCTACTTCCGCAAGCTGGTGTCTGCCCTTGGCGCACTCTTTGGGCCGCAGGGCAGCAAGTTCTTGAACACGCCGCACGGCGCATTTCAAGACAGCACCGACCAGACGGCAGCCAACACCACAACGGCATACGCCATCAAGTTCAACACGACAGACTTTTCCAATGGAGTCACTGTGGTCAGCGACTCTCAGTTGACTGTGGCGGTCGATGGTCTGTGGAACATTGCTTTTTCGCTGCAATTCAAAAACACCACCAATGACGGCCAGGACGTGGACATCTGGTTTCGGCGCAACGGCACGAATATCGCCAACTCCAACAGCAAGTTTTTCCTACCTCCACGCAAATCGTCTGGCGACCCAGCGCACCTGATCGCGGCCATGAATTTTTTTGTGGATTTGGTTAAAGATGACTATGTGCAAATTATGTGGCGCGTGAGTGATGTGGGCGTAAGTCTTGAGCATTACGCAACCAGTACCACACCAGACAGACCGGCGATACCATCGGCCATCGTGACCATGAGTTTTGTTTCCAACTTACCGACCTGATTATGTACATCCCTCTCAAAATTCCTCCGGGTGTCTACAAAAACGGCACAGAGTACCAGGCAGCAGGCCGGTGGAACAACTCCAACCTGGTGCGCTGGTACGAGAACACGCTGCGCCCTGTGGGCGGCTGGCGCAAGAGATCGTCGTCCCAGATGTCTGGCAAATGCCGGGGAATAATGACCTGGCGCGACAACAGCGCCACGCGCTGGATTGCCTTGGGCACGCACACCAAGCTGTACGCCATGAACCAGGCGGGCACATTAAAAGAAATCACGCCCACCGGATTCACGGCAGGCAGTGCCGATGCGGTCTTGAACATTGGTTTTGGCAGTCAGGAATATGGAAACTATGCCTACGGCGTGGCCCGTCCTGATGTTGGCAACAGCACCCCCGCCACCACCTGGTCCTTCGACACCTGGGGCGAGTATTTGGTGGCCTGCTCAAACGCCGATGGCAAGCTCTACGAATGGCGTCTTGGATTTACAACGCCCACCCTGGCCGCCGCGATCACCAACGCCCCGACAGGCAACAAGGCGCTGCTGGTGACTGCCGAGCGCATCCTGTTTGCGCTTGGCGCAGGCGGCAATCCGCGCAAGGTGCAGTGGTGCGATCAGGAGGACAACACCGACTGGACGCCTGCCACCGACAACCTGGCTGGCGACTACGAACTGGCCACACCCGGCACGCTCTTGGCGGGCAAGCGCGTCAAGGGCATCAACTTGCTGTTCACCGATGTGGATGTCCACACAGCGCAGTATGTGGGTGCCCCGTTTGTGTACGGTTTCGAGAAGGCGGGCAGCGGGTGCGGCCTGATTTCGGCCCAGGGCGTGGCGGCCATCGACACCGCCGCCATCTGGATGAGCAAGTCCGGGTTCTGGATTTATGACGGTTACGTCAAGCCACTGCCTAGCGATGTGGGCGACTATGTTTTCAACAATATCAACTATGCACAGTCAAGCAAGGTCTACGCTGTGCATAACAGTCAATTCGGTGAAATCTGGTGGTTCTATCCCAGCGTCTCATCAACTGAGAACGACTCATATGTCACCTACAACTACCGAGAAAATCATTGGTCAATTGGTACGCTGGCTCGCACTGCTGGCAGTCATGCTGGCGTGTACACCAACCCCCTGATGGTGTCCACCGACGGCTATGTGTACGAGCATGAGGTCGGGTTTGCTTATGACGGCGCATCGGTCTTTGCCGAGTCAGGGCCGATCCAGTTGGGCAATGGCGACAACGTGATGGCGGTGCGCGAGGTGATTCCTGATGAGCAGACGCTGGGCGAGGCGGTGGTTTCGTTTACCAGTCGGCTGTATCCCACGGGTTCGCAATCGTCGTTTGGCCCGTATTCGGCAGCCAATCCCACAAGCGTGCGGTTTTCTGGCCGCCAGGTCAATGTGAAGGTGACCGGGGCGGTGCTGGCCGACTGGAGGATTGGGACGATGAGGCTTGACGCTGTGCCCATGGGGCGCAGATGAGCGACCTGGAGCATCTGTATAGGCTGCGCCACCATGTCGAGGCGGCACTAGAATACAGTGGAGGAACACACAATTTCGACGACATTGCCGAGATGGTTGAAAAGAGCAGGCTACAGGTGTGGCCTGCCACCAGGTCGGTGGTGCTCACAGAGATCATTGTCTATCCACGGCTGAAGAATTTGCACTACTTCTTGGCTGGCGGCGACCTCGATGAACTCTCACGGATGCGACCAATGATCGAATCCTGGGGCAAATCAATTGGTTGCACCAGGGTGACCTTGGCGGGCCGAAAGGGCTGGGCCAAGACATTTTTGAAGGATGAAGGGTACAGACCGCAATGGTCGGTACTTGCAAAGGAGTTGTGATATGGCGACAGAAGCAGAGATCAGGGCAGCGCGACGCGCTGCAGCGCGGCAGATGATGGAGCAGTCGGGCCAGAATATGCTGATCACTGGCACGCAGTATGAGCCGACCTACACCGACGCTACTAGGGCGCTGCTTGAGCAGTTTGAAACCAGCCCTGCGTACCAGTATCCGGTTGATTCAACAGTTTTGCCGATTGTGTCTGATGTGGCAACTGGCACGCAGAGGCCAGATGCTGGCGGGTTTGTGGTCGGCGGTTTTACCAGCCCAAGTGGCACAGGCACTACCACGGGCACCACCACAGGCGCATATGACCCGCAGGCGCTGTTCCAGGCAATCTATGGTCGCCAGGGCACTGCCGACGAGGTGGCCGCACTGGCTGGCAAGTCTGAGGCCGATGCGCGGGCGATCCTTGAGCAGTCGATCAGCAGGTTCCAGAATACGCAGTTTCCATTCCGTGGTGCGCAGATGTTCACGCCCGATTTGGTGGGCCAGCCGACGATGCAGGACAGGTTCCAGCAAATCTATGGCCGTCCAGGCACCGCGCAGGAAGTCGCCAACCTGGCCGGGATGAGCGATGACCAGGTGCGTGCGGTCCTGACCGGGGCGCTGGCGCAGTATCGTTTCGACCAACCGGCGCAGCAGACTATTGCGCGCGATCTGCAGCAGTACGTCTCGATGGCCCCTGGGTCGCAGTTCAACCCCTTCTATGGGGGCGGGGTGTCACCCTACCAGCGCGTCATGGGGCAGATGCCTGCATTCCAGAACCCCTACGCCAACGTGCCGATCAACGCCCCATTGGGCGGGTTTGATCCGCTGCTCTACGAGCGCAGGCTGCCGATTGCAACGGCTGGAGAGAACTATTACGTCACCAACCTGATCGACGGGGCTACCGGCGGCGACTCTGGTGGTGTTGGCGACAGTGGCGGCGGCACCGGGGGAGGCGGCGGCATGGGCAATACAGGAGAGGGCGGCCCTGACGGTGTTGGCGGCTGGGCCATGGGCGGTCTGATTGACCGTGTGGGCGGTGCAAATCCCCCTGGCCCAGATGACGGTCTTGGAATGCTCCAGCTTGGCGAGTACGTCATCAAGAAGTCCTCGGTCAACAAGTACGGCAAGGGGCTGCTGGACGCGATCAACGCTGGCAAGCCAGCCAAGAAGATCAAATCTTTACTCGATTAAAGGGGCACGAAATGTCAAAAGGCGGCGAAACAACCTCCACCACCTCGATTGATCCAGACATCAAGCGAGCATTCCTTGCCAACTTTGAGCAGGCCCGCAATGTGGCTGGCGCTCTGCCGGTGCAGCAGTTTGCGGGGTTCTCGCCGCTGTACCAGGCGGGCGAGGAGGCACTGGTCAATACGGCCCTGGGTGGCCCTGGCATTGCTGGCACCGACCTGGCCGCGCAGATGGCCGCCGTGGGCAGCACCTACCAACCGATGCAGCAGCAGGCGGTGCAGGCCAACCTCGGCATGACAGGACCAGGGGCAATCTCAGGGTACATGAACCCCTACACTCAACTGGTGCGCGAGAACGCCCTGGCAGACCTTGAGGCTGCGCGGCAGGCCGCAATTCGGCAGACGGGTGAGCGTGCCACCCAGGCCCGCGCATTCGGTGGCTCGCGCCAGGGTGTGGCCGAGGCGCTTACCAACCTCGGATTCGCCAAGCAGGCAGGAACCCTTGGCACGCAACTGAGTGAGCAGGCATTCAACCAGGCCGTGCAGTTGCAGGCCCAAGACCTCGCCCGCCAGCAAGCTGCACAGGCGGCGAACCAGGCCGCAGGCTTGCAGGCGGCTCAGTTGCGACTCGGTGGTGCTGGTCAACTCGGCAACCTCGCAGCGCAGCAGCAGGCGCTGCGTCTGGGTGGTGCGCAGGCCGTCATGGGTGCAGGAGGCACTCGGCAGGCGCTGGCGCAGCAGCAAATGGACGCAATCCGCAACATCGGACTGCAGCGCCTGGGCGTGGTGCAGTCCAGTCTGGGTGCGCAGCCTGCCAACCTGGGCCAGGTCGCAACGACTCCGTACACGCAGAACGTGGGGTCGGGCCTGCTGGGCGGTGCGCTGGCAGGGGCAACCCTGGCCGGGATGCCTGGTATGGCCGCAACAGGATTGACGGCGGGCATGGGCGCAGGTCTTGGGGCGCTGCTCGGATTGATCTAAATGCGCAACATCCCAACGCCCGAGCCGCAACGCTACGCACAGGCGCAGCTTGCGGCGCTGCTCGACCCCACCAGCGGGCGCGACACTATCCTCATCACCCCCGGATCGCCGATGCCACAAAGCATTCCCGAGGGGCTGATCGTGGCACGCACCAGCAGGGGGATCGTCATCACCAGCAACCCCGACAAGATCGAGATGATTGACAAGGGGTCTGAGCGCGATGTGGGCATGGCCTTGTTTGGCTATGCCTACGACCAGGGCAAGGGATTCGACAATGTGGCCGTGGCGATGGATGCCATGGGTACGCCGGTGGCAGAACTTGCCATCAAACCCGGCGAGGAAAAGAAGGCGATGAAAGCCGCATCAGCACTTGCCCCTCGCGGTGGGTTGCTGGAGATGGTGACAAGAGGCGAGGCGGTGGGCCGCCGAGTCAAGGGATTACTGGACTGAGGGGCTGGACATGGCAAACGGTTTTGATTTCGCAAACATCGGGCAAATCTTTGGCGCTGGCATGGGCGCAACTCCCAGCGGCCTGGACGCCCTGCTCAACGAAGAGCAGCGCCGCCTGCTGGGCCGCAATGCCGCCTTGTCGGCAGCCGCTGCACTGCTGCAGGCTGGCGCTCCGAGCCGCACCCCGATCAACCTGGGTCAGGCCCTGGGCAGCGCACTGCAAGCAGGCCAGCAAGGCTACCAGCAGGCCCGCGCTGGGGCGCTGCAGGATGTGATGCTGGGGGAGAAACTCAAGGAGGCGCAGCAAGCCAGACAGTTGCAGCAGCGTGTGGCCGGTGTGTTTGCACAACCGCAACCAGAACTCACTCCCGCCCAGCAAGCCCTGGCCGCCCCTGGGATGCAAGTCGGCCCCACCATGCAACGCGCCGAGGCCATGGCCGCCATTGAACCGCCAACGCAGGCGCAGATCAACGCTGCGCAATATATGCGTGCTGCCGACATACTGGCCGCTGCTGGCAAGACGGAAGAGGCCCAGCGGTACATGACCATGGCCGAAAAACTCAACCCGCGCGATGAGGTGGTAGGCCAGCCATTTGAGGTGACGGACTCCGCAGGCAAGCCTGTCATGGTCCAACAGTTCAAGTCAGGAAAGCTGCAGACCATGGCCGGGTTTGGACCCAAGCGCGAGGTGGTGCTGCAGAACCTGGGCGGTCAGACGGTGGCCGTCAACAAGTCTGCACTGCGCGGCGGCGAGACATTCCAGCAGACACTGACCCCTGCCGAGGCTGGCAACCTGGCCGTGGCCCAAGGCAATCTGCGCGTGGCCCAAGGCAACCTTGGAATCCGGCAGCAGGAGTTTGCAAGGGGTGCATACGATGTGCGCGAGACACCGGAAGGTCTGGCGTATGTGCCAAAGATGCCGGGTGGCGCTGCGATGCCGGTTGTCGGCGCTGGCGGTGAGCAGGTCAAGGGTGCTGGTGGAACTCCCACCGAAGGCCAGTTGAATGCCGCTGGCTTTGCGCAGCGCATGGAACTTGCTTCTAGCATCATCAACAGTTTGCCAGCAGGCTCTCAGCCTGGTGTTGGCACTGGCATTGCGGGGGCTGTTCCTCTTGCTGGCGGTACTCTTGCGCGCCTAATTCAAAACCCTAATACGCAAAAATATGCACAGGCGGCCAAAGATTGGATTCGTGCAAAGCTGCGCAAAGAATCTGGCGCTGTAATTGGCGAAAAAGAAGAGAGCGACGAGTACATAACATATTTCCCACAGGTCGGGGATAGTGCAGATGTAATCATGCAAAAAGTAGAAGCACGCCGTGTGGCAACTGAGGCTATGAAGAAGTCGGCAGGCAGGGCATACACACCCTATGTGCCTCCAGCGCCTGCTGTGGCCCCAACCATGCGCCCTGCGCGCCTGGTCTATGATCCGGCCACAGGAAACTACCGCTACGTTCAGGAGTAAGCCATGGCCGACAAGATCGTCGAAATACCGAATGTTGGCCGTGTGGCATTTCCTGCCGCGATGTCCGATGAGGAAATCATCAAGGCCATTCAGGCCATGCAAACGCCTGCGGCTGCGCCTGTGAGTGTGGGCCGCGAGGCTGGCCTTGCTGTGCGCCCCATGGCGCAGGCCGCGCTGACAGCGGGGGGGATGCTTCCGATGGCCGTGGACCCATTGGTCAATCTTTACAACCTGGCAACAGGGTCGCAAGTGCCTACCATGACGCAGGCCGTGCCGCGCACGCTGACGGCCATGGGCCTGCCTGAGCCGCAAACGCCCCAGGAGCGCGTCATGCAAGACGTTGCCACCGCAGGCTATGGCGTGGGTGGCGCAGCGCAATTGGCTGCCCGCGCATTACCTATGGTCACATCACCAGTTGCCCGAGGGTTTACTGAGATGCTGGCGACAAGTCCTCGCGCTCAGACCGCTGCCGCGCTATCTGCCGCCACCGCTGGTGGGATGCTGCGCGAAGGCGGTGCGCCACCCGCTGCTCAAGTCGGCGGCGCAATGCTCGCTGGCATGGTTGCCCCTGGAGGTCCAACCCTGTCAACTACGCAGCGTGCGCTGGCAGCGCCATCAGCATTGGTTCAGCCTCTGAGCGCAGAGGGTCGGCAGGTCATTGCTGGCAATGTGCTGCGCTCAGTGGCCACCAACCCAGAGCGCGCTATCCAAAACTTGCAATCGGCGCAGTCCACCGTTCCAGGTGTGCGCGTCACCACGGCAGCCGCAGCGCGTGACCCTGGGCTGGCTGGTGCGGAAACCACGCTGCGCTCGGCCTTGTTTGACCCCACCAACCAGTTTGGCAGTGCGCTGTCAGCCAACCAGCAAGCCTTGCTGGATTCATTCCGCAGGCTGTCTGGACGCCCTGGTTCTATTGAGCGTGCCGAAGCAAAACGCCAGCAAATTACCGCGCCATTGCGTGAGTCGGCATTTGCCAACGCGCAGCCGGTCAATGTGGCACCTATTACTGCGGCCATCGAAAGCACGATGACCGACCCAGCCAAGCAGCGGCAGACAGTGGACCAGGCCATGCGGTTTGTCTCTGACCTGCTGGCAAAGAGAGTCGATCCAACGACGGGCACGATCAACCCGATGGCGCTCTACAGTGTGCGCAAAGACATTGCAGACGCCATGGCCGGAAAACTGGCCGGTGAGCAGGCCAACCTGCGCCTTGCTCGCGGGGAACTCAACAGCTTGCTGCCGGTGATTGATGCTGTCATTGAATCTGGCGCTCCTGGGTTTAACCGGTATATGCAGCAATTCGCAAAGTCATCGAGCGCCATTGACCAGATGCGCCTGCTGCAAGACATCGAGCGCCGTGTAACCACGGGGCAGCCCAACCTGATGACAGGTGAGCCGGTGCTGGCGGCATCTGCATTGCGCAGACAAGTTGCTGCCAAGTCAGAAGAACTCGGCACGCAACTGTCACCAGCAGCGCAGCGCCGCCTGGACAACATCATCAACGAGATCAACCGAGGTCAGGCGGCCACAGCGCCAGGGGTAAAGGCTCCAGGGTCCAACACTTTTCAGAACTTGACCATGGGTAACCTCATTGGCCGAGTGTTCAGTGAGTCTTTGGCCGACAACACCACGCTGCGCACCATGACGCGCCCATTGGACTTCTTATACAAGTTGCCAAATCAACAGGTGCAAGAGTTGCTGGTGCAAGCTATGCTTGACCCCAAGCTGGCCGCCACGCTGATGAGCAAGGCCAACGTGATGAAGGTCGAGCCTCTTGCTAAGTCCTTGCGCAAGAAGGCCGAGGAACTTGGATACGGCGCAATGATTGGCACTGCTCAGGAGTAACCCATGGCCGGACTATTGGACGAAGAAGAACTGCTGCCGGTTTTCAGCAACCCCAACATTGCCCGCCAGGGGGCCAGAGCGCGAGCCTTGGCTGCTCGGCGAGGCGTCAACACGCTGCCTGATCCGCGCACCTATGCAGCGGTGCAGGGGCTGCTTGGCACACGGCCTGATGAGATGGGGTTCAGCGTACTCAACCCCGCCTACGAAGACATCCGGCGCGTCGCAGACCCTGCATTCGCTGTCGGCACTGCGCTAGGGGTTGCGCCACTCATGGGTATGGCACGCTTCTCCAGGCCCGTACAGCAGGCGTCTGCGGCCAGCCAGAGGGGTGTATTCCTGGTGGACACAAAAACAAAACCTAATCCACTTGTTGGCACAAGATATGAAAACAGACAACTGCCGGGTTTAGCGCCACGCAGACCTGTCAACTATGACGAAATGCTTGGTGGCAGCTTGATGACATACCCAACCGACATGATGAGCAGAAATGTACTGGTCACAAATGTCAGTGAAATCCCTCTTGGTAGCAATGCTTTTGTTACACCTGGCGGTCTGCCTTACATGAGGGATTTGCAAAACATTGCCAACAAAGTCGGCTATGCATCCAATCAATCCGCGGCCACCGCACAAAACAATCGAGCGTTAAAAGCTATTGAGGAAAATCTAAAAAAAGGAGGCACTGGCCGAGTCTTTATGGCACCTCACACAATGCCACGAAGCGGAGAAAATTTTTCAACAGGTCCAACACTTGGACTTTTGTCAATGATTGACGCCACAAATCCAAGTCCAAAATTGTTGGAGATGATTTCAGATCAAATGCGTGCCGCAACTGTCAAGGGCGTCAAAGGAAAATACAAAGACTTTGTTGGACTTAATGATCCCGCGGCCAGATTGCAACTTCTCACGGGGGAAGGTTTGTCTGCCGGAAGTCCAGGGGATTTACGCAAAGTATTTGTGGACAAAATGAGCAATGTGGCAACAGAAAGGGGATTGGACTTCAATTACAAAGATTTGCAAAACTCAATGCTTGACCCAGATGTAATGAACAAACCTAGTTTCTGGATGGGCGACTCAATTTACGAAGCATTGCCGCACTTAGGTACGCGACCAGGTTCTCACGGGGCATACGGATTTGATATGCCTGGGGTGTTTTTGGGAAACACAAGAGGAGCGCCAATCAGCGATGTAATGCAGCCTGTATACAACAGAATCATGCCGACCCAAATGAACAAACCAGGGTCTGGTTATAAGACTGCATCAATGCAAGACTTGTTTGCGCAGATTCAAATGCCAGGAGATATTCCCGCTGGTCGAGCATATGCAGACCCAAACCAGTTGACCCGAGGCAAACTATCTACAGCAGGCGAAGACATCTCATTGTTTATGGACGAAGAGCAAATTAGAAGACTCAAGCGCCTATTTGGTCAGGAGTAATCATGGTGATGTAATGCTCAAGGGCGCGTATCGCTTCTTCAGCTATTGCTTGCTGTTCTGCACCATCCATATCGGCGATAACAGATTCTGGTTGTACATCAATGTTGATGCCGAAGTCGGACAGTTGAATATCTAAAACGATTTTCACTTCACACTCCCAAAAAACGCCGCCACCAGCGGGTCACGCTTGATGACCCGTCTTTTTTGCCGCCTGCGGGCGGCGGCGAAGTCCCGGTCATCGGCGTTCATCTTGGCCCGAAATTCCTGAACCCTTGTCGTGCTGTCCCTGCCGGTCAGTGGCGGTGGTGGGGCATCCTCGCCAGCGCCCCAGGCGTACTGCGGGCGATACCTGTAGCTGGCCCCAGCCTGCATCCACCCCTCAATGTGCAGCAGCCCCTCGCTGTGCATGGCGACCAGCACGCGCTGGACCGGCCTGCGCTCGCAGTGGATGATTCGCATCAGTTCCCTGTCGCATCTGGGGATGCCGTCCTGCATCACCTGCTCAAGCCGGGGACGGATGCGAGGCTTCAGTCCTCGCATTCACGCTGCTCCCACAGCCGCATCTGGCGGCGGCGCTGGCGCTCCAGCATCTCGCGGGCGACATACGCCCTGTTGCGGATGTCCTGCGGCAGCGCGTGCCCAGACACCTCGGGGTCGAGGATGTCGTCGAGCAGCTCGATGGCCGCATCAATGGCAGGCGTAACGCTCATTTGAACTCACCCCTCTTGCGTGGCTTGCCCTGGTGCATCGAGGGCAGCTTGTAGGCATCCATGGCCCCTGGACGGCCATCGTAGGGCAGCAACTCCTTGCCATCGTAGATGCCGCGCATCTTGCTCACCAGGCTCCACGGCGCTGGTGTGGGGTTATTGGGTTTGTGCTGCATTTTTCACCTGCTCGATCTTCCACTGTGCTGAGTGTACGGCCCTCCAGGCCGCATCGATTGCCCACTGGCGGGCAGGGTCACTCCTGACCTCATGGGCCTGCCATGCAACAGCCCTTGCGCGGTCCAAGGCGTGGAGCAGTTCGACCTCCAGCTCGGGGAGGGTGGCGTCTTTGAGTTTCATTGCGTCTCCAGCCACAC